AACCTTTGAAACTGATGCCATGTGGTATGTAAAAGATATTATTGAATTGTATGAAAGAAAGAATCCAAAAATTACTTGGGCTGAAGGATATGAATAATGGGAATATCGGCATATAAAGAAGTAACCGAATGGTCAGAATCAGAATTCGTGGTGCCTAATCATACATACTTATTTGATGGCAAGTCCAATATTCTGGCCTATGCTCGTGAGAGTGATGGTCAGGTGATGGTATTCAAGAAACCATTGCCTATGGATACTCGTAGGCGTAAGTTTATCAAGGTCAAACATAAAGAATTAGACAGAATAGGCGCAACGGTGGTGCTTGATGAACCAAAGGCATTGAATGTGCCTCATTGGCAGGTCAAGAGTGATTCCGGCAAGACCTATACAGTCACCTTAGAATCTGGTAAGTACCAATGTAATTGTGTTGGTTATTCGTATCGTGGTAAATGTAAACATAGTGAGCAAATAAAAAATGAAACTAGCATTAGCAAGTGATATCCATTTAGAATTTGGTGATTTAGACTTCACCAATGATGAGAACGCAGAGGTTTTAATCCTCAGCGGGGATATTTGCACGGCTAAAATGTTTGAAACCAGTTTGGCCGATGCTGTGAAAAACTTCTTTGCTCGTTGTGCTGATAGATTCCCTCATGTTGTGTATGTGATGGGTAACCATGAGCATTACAATTATGATTTCAAATACACTGCCAAGGATATCAAGAAGCACCTAAAGGTTTGGCCTAACATTCAGTTGTTAGACAATAAACCATGGACGCTTCATGATGAGGTTACATTCATTGGTGGTACATTGTGGACCGATATGAATAAGGAAGATTCTACTACAATGTGGCATGTAGGCAGGTGTATGAATGATTTTCAAATCATTAAGAATAGTAAGCGTATGATTCACCGTAAGAACAATGTATACAAGAAAGATGCCAATGGTAATTTAATATTTGATGAAAAAGGTAATATGGTTGTTGAACGGGTCGATTCATACGAAAGGCCTTCAACACTACAACCAGAAGATGTGGTACCTGAGTTCAAAGCCATGATAAAGTTGATTGATAAGACGGTGAAGGACAAATACGACCATAAGTTTGTGGTGGTTGGGCACCATGCACCAAGTAAACTATCAACCAAACCATGGTATGAGCATGATGTGTTGATGAATGGTGCATATAGTTCTGATTTGAACCAATTCATTTTGGAACGGCCACAAATCAAATTGTGGACTCATGGACATACACATGATGATTTTGATTATATGATTGGCACAACCAGAGTGGTGTGTAATCCTCGTGGTTACATTCATCATGAGCCTCGTGCTGATAATTTTAAGTTGAAGTATTTGGAGGTATAACCAGCTGTTGTATTGAAACAACAGTCTGGTTGACATAGTATGTGGTTCTGTTATAATGGTAGTTGAAATTGAGCACCTATCGTCTATCGGTTAGGACATCGCCCTTTCACGGCGGGAAGAGGAGTTCGATTCTCCTTAGGTGTACCAGAAGTATTAAATAATGTTTATTGTGAAAGGTGTAAAATGAAACTAAACAAAAACGGCATCGCTTTCGTAGAAGCGGCAGAAAAATTATACGGCCTCGGTGCAATATTGACACGAGATAATATTGCTCATGTGGTTAGTGAAGCAGATGTGCCATATCCTTATTGGTTTGTCACCAAAGCAGAATATCGTGGCGCCAATCGTGGTGAATATATTTTGCCTAACATTGGCACCAAGAAACAAAAAGCTCCAGTTGCTGAAGAAGAATTGGAAGTTGCCTATGCACAACCTGCTCAAGTATTAGAATTCCGCCAACCAAAATTGTTGGATGAATCTGATTCTGCCGTGCCAACCAAATTTGAAGGTTATGTGCCATTTGGTTTCTATAAAGATTTGTTTGGCATTGTCAAATCTAAAATGTTTTATCCTGTATTCATCACCGGTTTATCAGGCAACGGCAAAACCTTAATGGTTGAGCAAGTGTGTGCTGAATTAAACCGTGAATGTATCCGTGTGAATATCTCCATTGAAACTGATGAAACTGATTTGCTTGGTGGCCCTACATTGATTAACGGTAATGTGGTTAATCGTGATGGTCCTGTATTGCAGGCGATGAAGAAAGGTGCCGTGTTGTTGATTGACGAAGTAGACCGTGGTTCTAATAAACTAATGTGTTTGCAAGGCATTCTCGAAGGTAAACCATATTACAATAAGAAAACTGGTGAGGTTGTAAAACCTACCAATGGTTTCACCGTGATTGCCACCGCCAACACCAAAGGTCGTGGTTCAGAAGAAGGTCGTTATCTTTCACAAGTGCTTGATGATGCTTTCTTAGAACGCTTTCCAATCACAGTAGAACAGGAATATCCTGATGCCAAGACTGAGAAAAAGATTCTCAAGCCATTGATTGAGGATCAGGAGTTTGTTGAGAATTTATGCCAATGGGCAGATGTGGTACGCCAATCATTTGACCAAGGTGCTACTGATGAGATTATTTCCACTCGCCGTTTGGTGCATATTGCCAAAGCATATGGAATTTTTAAAGATAGAATGAAAGCCATTGAGCTTTGTGTATCACGATTTGATGCCGAAACTAAAATGGCATTTCTGGACTTGTATTCGAAGGTAGATAATACCGTAGAATCACCTGCGAATACCAGTACCATTTCTACCACAACCGAGGTTGCCAACCAACCATAAGTGTGATAAAATGGTTCATGTAGTTGTTAGTTTATATTATGTTTATTTTGATTGAAGGAGTATTATAATGGCTTTAACTGTTCGTAAAGGTAAGATTAATCGTCACGAGAAAATTACCCAAGTGTTGTTGTCTGGTAAACCTGTGAGTCCTGATGAAATTCAAGCAGTATTCAAAGGCACCGACCAAGAGAGTGTGCTGTATCGCCTCTCGACCAACATCTATAACATTCGTAAAGATGGTGGTATCGTGAAAGTAATCAAGAATGGTCGCAAGGTTCAAGCGTATCAGTTGGTTAACTTCACCGAGTTCGATAGCAATGGCCGTTACAAAGGCAAAGTATCAGCACCCGCTGTGCAACCTGCTTCTGTAAAACCTGTTGCTGCCCAACCTGTTGCAGCTTAAGAAGTAGAATATGGCCCCTCGTGAGAGGCTGCCATATTGAAGTATATTCATCGAGTGTGCTTCAATATAGCAATATTAATTAAATTATTTTATATTATGAGGACAAAATGGCAAAATTAAGTAACAGGAATTTATCAAAAAATTCTCCCACTTTTCATTTTACTGATTTTGAAACAAAAAGGTTTTTTCTAAACAGGACCGAATTCACACATGATTTTTTAAATGGTGTGGCGCTGGATCTTTCTTTTCAACGGCACGCATGCTGGCCGTTATCACAAATGACGGATTACTGCACATCGGTACTTTTGGGTAATGCGCCGAGTCCTATTGTTGTAGTTAATATTGAAAAATCTTTGCAAAAAGCAATTAAACCTAGTAGCGATTATGATTATTTTAAATCATGGCAAGCTTTGGGATACAAATGGATTTCTATTGACGGAAATAATCGAACCACCGCTTTGAGAAAGTTTTACAATAATGAAGTTCCAATCAGCCATGGAAAATACCTAAGAAGTGTTGTCATTAATATTGATGGCTCAAATGATACTTTTGCAAAAATTCCTGAAGAAATTAAACAAAAGGCCTATGAAGATTCTCAAATTACTGTAGTTGAATATCATGTAGCCAGCCGGCAAGATTGTTCAGATTTATTTCTCAATATTAATAGTGGAAAAACTTTAAATCCACAAGAAAAAAGAAATGCTAAATTGACACCTATTGCAAAAGAGATACGAGAACTGGCTAATAATAGTATTCAAGCATTAAGATATATCACAGATTACAAAAATGGTAATGAGGGATATCCAATTGATGAAATGATTGCTAGAATGGCTTGCGTTCATGCTTTTGGTACAAACCACAGTTCAAGCAAAAAAGATTTAAATGAAGCATACGAAGAAAATTCCAATGTTTGGCCACAATTTATTTCTCATGGTGGAAAAGAATGTGTTCAAAAAACAATTAACCTAGTTGGTAAGTATGCCACAGAAAAATTTAAAAACAAAGCTACATTGTTAAATTTGTTTATTACTGTAAGTACCTTATACAAACAAAATAAGAGAATTATTAATGATGAAAAATTCTTTGAATGGTTTATTAAAACTGAAACAGGCCGACTACACAAAGTTGCGTGGAAATCACCTCAAGGTGAAGTTTGGTTATACGAAACATGTGGTCGTAATAACACTAAGCCCAATTTAAATGGTCGTTATAAGCTTATTCTTGAAGATATTGAATCTGCACCAAAGCATATTATTTCAGATCCTTTGGATGATAAAAGAATTTTCACGAAAAAAGAAAAGCATCAGGCTTGGCTGAATCAAAACGGCATTTGCCCTGTAACAGGAAAAGAAATTCCTGAAGATGAAATTTATGATTCGGAGTTGTGGCAAGCGCATCATTGCAAAATACCTCATTCATTTGGCGGAACAACAACGCAAGATAATTGCCAATTGATTGATGCAAAAGCTAACAAACAATTGGGTAATAGTTACACACCTGAATTAGAGGCTGCCTAATTAAAGGAACATTATGAGAAGTATTTGGCACTATAAAGATTATAGTTATTGGTACAGCGTTGAGGAAGAGGAAGATAATGTTAAAATTTATCATTACGCCTACAATGTGCCTTATGGTTCAAAACTATTGAATTATAGCCCCTATGAAAAAATGACCGAAGAAGCATTTCGTAAAATTGTGGATGAACTTGTTTAATGCCGTTAATTCTTTTGATTGTTTGTATCGCCTGTGCGTTTGCAGCAGGCATGGAGTATTCGTGTAAAAATACACTAAATTACTCACCAGGAATGTTTGGAGGCCTACTGGTGTGTTCGGTGGTACTAGGCCTTATACTGATTGGCGTTCTCTCACCAGAGGCGCTCCTAATTGACTGATGGAGATTATATTATGAGTATTGATAAAAGTGAAATGTTTGAATATCTGGATACTTTGCGTGAAAGTGGAGTGACCAATATGTTTGGAGCCGGCCCATATCTTGAGCAGGCATTTGATATTGACCGCAGAGAAGCCAAAACCATTCTGTTAGAGTGGATGCATCAATATTCACCACAATGAGTTGGGTTCTTTTGTTCTGGTTGAATACATCAACCGGCTATCAATATCATATTCATTCAGAATATTCCTCAATAGAAGAATGCCGAGTGAAGGCCGAATATTATGATAAAATATTCAAACAGGTTGGTTCTAATTTAATTGGTGCTTGTAGAAAAGAACAGTTTACAAAACATTTGAATGAGAAAAACAAATTGGTTTATAGAAAAGAGGTGATTCGATGAGTGATAGATTTGATTTTGAACAACAGATATTGAAATGTTGGAATATTGTGGATGACCTCAAAGACCTTGATGAAGGTCTTTTTGAAGAATGGTTGAATTTTGATAAAGATAGTGTGTCAAATCACATTCTTGGTATTGCAAATAGTTATGATGTAAAATTTAATAAACTGTGGAATCAATTTGAAACCGTTGTAATGGATTTGGTTCGTGAGAATAAAATGCTCAACGAAGAATGTGAAGCTTTACGAAAACAGTTAGAGAAAGCAGAAAAGAAATATGCAAAATGATAAACCAAGAGCAAGAATGATTCAAATTGCTCGTGCCGATATTCCTAAGTTTCTCTCAATGTTGGAAGAAACACAATATGAATTGATTGAGGCAGCCGTAGCGAGCCGAGAGAAACAAGGATTTCCCGAAGCCACTATGGTTATCAAACACATCATGGAGAAAAGGTGATGGATTTTGAGAATGATGAAATGTTGGACCAGTTAGCACTTGATATTGATACCGAGTTGCTGAAATGGATTCATACATTTGAAATACCAGCCTTGGCACTAAGCGCTGTGATATTGGCTCGATTGGTCTGGTTGGCCAAACTTGGTAACTATGAGAAAGATTTGGTTCAGTTGTTGGAACATCCTAGGACCATGTTGGACAAAGAAGAAACTACCAAAGTGGTTCATTAAGAAAATCGATTAAGACCATCAAAAAATATCATTAGACAAAACTACTTAATAGTGTTAAACTATGTATAAGTAATATTGTTAGTTTTTAACTATTAAAGGAGATGTTATGAGTATTACCATTAGAAACCTTGAAAGTGCATTGGCAGGCGAAAGTCAGGCACATATTAAGTATCGTTATTTCGCCAAGATTGCTCGTGAGGAAGGCTTTGAAGAAGTGGCAAAACACTTTGAACATACTGCCAACCAAGAGTTACTACACGCATGGGGTCACCTAGAATTGTTGATTGGTAAACCATCGACAAAAGAATGTTTAGAAAAAGCCATTGAAGGTGAAACATATGAGTTCACACAAATGTATCCTGCATTTGAAGCCCAAGCTCAATTAGATGGTGATGAGGCTGCTGTAGAAGAAGCACAGCACCAAATTGCTGAATCAAAAGAGCACGCTGAACAATTTATTCAAGTATTGCGTAAGGCAGAAAAACGTTTTGCAGCTTTAAAGAAAGTTGAAGAGCGTCATGCAAACGCTTACAAAAAAGTATTGGAGACCGTATAATGGAATACTATCGTTGCGTGGTCTGCGGCCACATTTTATCAGTAGAAGATTATAATGCATTACCAGATGATGTTACTTGTCCTGAGTGTGGTGTAAGTAAATCTGATTATGAATTGATAAAAGAATAATCTAAAAAACCAAACTATATATTTGTTATGAAGAAAGTGTTGATTACAGGCAGTTCTGGTTATATTGGCCAACACCTCGTAAAGCTCCTCAAGAGTGATTACGAGGTTTTTGGCATTGATAAAAAACCTTGTTTTAATGATTATTTTAAATACAAAAACTTTTGCCAACACGATATCACAAACGATTGGCCAAGGTGGTTCTCAACACTCAATGATTGGCCGGACAAGTTTGATGCTGTTGTGCATTTGGCAGCCAAAGTTCGTGTTAATGAATCAGTAAAATTTCCCTATGAATACTACCATACCAATATCAATGGTACGGTAAATGTATTACAAGATTTTGATTTTGATAATTTTGTATTTGCATCAACTGGCACAGCAGCCAATCCTATCAATCCATATGCTCTTTCAAAGCGGTGTGCAGAAGATTTAGTGAAAGAATTCTGTGTCGCCTCAAAAGTATCATACACATCATTTCGTTTTTACAATGTAGTTGGTACTGATGGTGTTGCACCAACCAATACCGATGGCCTGATGGCCAATCTAATCAAGGCCAAAGAAACTGGTGTATTCAATTTGTATGGCGTTGATTACAATACACCTGACCGTACCGCCGTTCGTGATTATGTTCATGTAAATGAAATCTGTGAATCAATACGAATGGCAATCGAGAAACCGGCAAACAACCTAGAGAATCTAGGTCATGGTAAAGGTCATTCGGTATTAGAAATGGCTACCACATTTAGATTGGTAAATGAATGTAATTTTCAAATTAACTATTGCCAAAGGCGTGAAGGTGATTTAGAATATAGTGTGTTGGACAATCCGTCCTCTTATTTGGTACCAAAGTATAAACTAAGTGAACTATTGAAAGTATAAAATGAAAGTATATTTAAGTGGTTATCGTAGTCATTGGATTTCTCCATACAGAATTATGGAGAAGATTATCTTTTGGCGTGAGATTGATTACGAAGAGCCATTCATTGAGAAATGCAATAAGGTATTGACACCATTCTGTAACGCATGGATGAAACTTTTGGACTTTATTCACCCAAAGATTGAGTATGTGAAGATTGACCGTTATGATACATGGGCAATGGACCATACTTTGGCTCACATCATTCTGCCAATGTTGAAACAGTTGCGTGATGAATCACATGGTTCACCATGGGTTGATGATGAAGATGTGCCGGCTGAATTGCAAAGTTGCAAGAAAACAAAAAGCAAAATTAAAGTTACACCTGAAATGCAATCATTGAGTGATGATGAAATGATTCACAAGCGTTGGAAGTGGATACTCGATGAAATGATTTGGGCATTTGAACAGAAGATGTTGGATGATGCAGAGAGCCAATTCTTTGATTACTCTGGCACCGATGGTAAAAAAATGCCATGGCATGAGGACTATGTTGCACCTAAAGTTGATTGGGACGGCCTCAATGCACACAATGAAAGAAAGCGTAATGCTTTCCGTTTGTTTGGTAAGTATTATGAGAACCTGTGGGACTAAATGTTAGCGTATTATTATTACTGGCAGGCTAAAAAGCGTTTAGAATCGTCTGCCGAAACACTTGAAATGATGGGACCTGTAATACCACCTATGTTACAAGCACAGCATGAAATGATTCGGTTAGAAATGGAATATTACCGAGAAGCTTCTTGGTTCTTTACCAAAGGCCTCTTGACATTTGTCGTGGCATTTGTTATAATGTATGTATTATATGTGAATGGAGTTTTTAATGTTTAATAAATTGTATACATGGGTTGGTAAACACGCCATTGGTTTGTTTACATTTGCATTGATTGGTACCTGCCTTGCCTCGTTATATTCATTGGTCGATGTGGTTCGTAAACCACCTGTGATTGCTGTAGTTGAAGGCAGTATTCAACATCATTTAGTTTGGTCTATCAAAGGTGAATGTTTCTTTGTTCGGCCCTATTCAGATGAAACTGTATATTTGATTCGTGTAAAAGATTGTGATAGATCCGATACGACCATTAAGGCAATTAAATGAGACCAAACAAAGATTTTAAATTAAGTAAATCAGCAAAACGAGTATTGGCTACCATGGCGCCAGATAAACGAAATCTATGGAAGAAATCATACATTGAAGCAGAGTTATCAGAAAAATACGCCAAGTTGGCAAAGATTCGTGAACCTAAAGGAGAAGAAGCATGACCATGTTTGTTGAAGTGAATTCGGTAGATAAAAAGTGTCCAGTGATTGTAAATCTGGAACACATTATTGAAATTGCACCACTTGTTCAAGGTGGTTGTGCATTGTTTTTGGCAGATGGCCATGGTGGTCAGGTTGATATGAAAGTATCCAATGATTACAATGAGTTTAAGCAATTTGTATTGCAAACTGTATCAGCAGCGGACATCGAGAAACGCTTTGGTAAAACTAAGGTAAAAGACCTATCAATTGATATTCCAAAACTATGAGTAAATTTACATTTATTTGTCAAGAAGAACCATGTCCTTTTGGTGAATCAATCACAACCAAAAGAACGGTTGAGTTTAATGCAGTTCACCTAGATGGTATCGTTGGTGAATTTGAAACATTTCTGCGTGGTTGTGGTTTTAACTTAAAGGGACATTTGGAGATTGCAGAAACATATGCAAAAGAAACTTTTTCTCTAAATCACAAAGACGAAGAAGATGATTTAGATTTATACGCAGAAAGTTTATTTGGTAAAAAGTGAACGATTTATTTTATAATCTATTTGATTGGATTCGTGATGATTGGAAATCTGGTAAATTCCGCTTTGTCGTGGAGTTATTGGCGTGGGCAATTTCTATTGGATGCTCTATTGTCATGGCTCTCACCGTTCCTAACCCACCGTTACTCATTCTATATCCTATTTGGATTATTGGTTGTGCTATGTATGGTTGGGCTGCTTGGACTCGTAAATCTTTTGGGATGGTCGCTAATTACGTTTTACTTACTACTATTGATACAGTCGGCTTAATTAGAATGCTATGAACTATACACAAAATGTAATACTGTTTGGAGCCGTGCCGGCATTTTGTAAAATTATACCACAGATAGAAAACAATGTTATCGAATATATAAAAAATGTTGAATATGAGGATTTTGTGTCAAAAACTGGTTATGTCAGTTGCAATAAAAAACTTTTAGAAAATGAAAATTTAAAAGATTTGAAAAAAATTATTGAAGAAAATTTGTTATTTTATACAAATAATATTCTTGGTATAAAAAATACTTTAAAATTTAAAATGACAAATTCTTGGGCCAATAAACACAAACAAAATGACCATATTCCTGAGCATTCACACAGCAATTGTTTAATTAGTGGTGTTTTATATTTACAAACAAATTCTGAATCTGGAGATTTCTTAATAAAAAACTTAAATTCGTTTTCAAATTTAATTGTTCCTGAATTTGAAAACACAACAATTTTTAATATGTCGCATTTTAGAATTAAACCAGAAAACAATATGATAATATTTTTTCCTTCTCACTTAATTCATATGGCAGAACAAAATAAATCATCCATGGAAAGATATTCTCTGGCTTTTGATTTTTTTCCTTATGGAAAAGTAAATAATCAATTTGGTCAAATTGAATACTTAGAGCCTAATATATAATTATGAATATCTTTTATCTTGACCACTGCCCACAGAAATGTGCTGAGTACCATGTAGATAAGCACGTTGTCAAAATGATTCTAGAATACTGCCAGTTGCTTTCAACCGCACACCGTATTCTTGATGGCAAAGAAACGATTGCAGAATCAAAAACAGGTCGTAAAGTGAAACGCTGGATTTTACCTGATGAGAGAGAAACAGTTTTGTATTCTGCCACTCATGTAAACCATCCATCGGCCGTATGGTGCCGTGAAACTGCTGGTAACTATCATTGGCTCTATAAGTTACTCACCTCATTGTGTGCCGAATACACCTATCGTTATGGTAAGGTGCATAAGTGCCAAGAAACTGGTTTGGTTGACGCCTTACAATTTGCACCACATAAAATAGATTCACAAGACCCATTTAGTGGTCCTACACCAGCGATGCCTGATGCCTGTAAAGTACCAGGTGATTCACTAAAGTCATACCGCAATTACTATATCATGGAAAAGCAAAGAATGTGGTCATGGAAAGGTAAGATAAATAAGAGAGAGGTACCACCTTTTATGAAGGACTGGTTCCACAAGATGAATGAATCCCTTTCACATGAGTATATGTAATGCCGACCTATGATTTTTTGAATAAACAAACCAATCAAGTTGAAGAACACCGTATGTCATACACGGTGCTCGATGAATTTCTACAATCTAATCCTCATTTAGAACGATATCACTCAGCCGAAAATCTACCTATTTTTGGTGATATTGGTCGCATGAATGTACCTGGCACCAAGACTGCTGATAAAGCCTTTGAACAAGGTGTGATTCAGCGTATCAAAGAAACTGTACCAGGAAATACCTTACACAAATCACACAAGACAAAGTTGCCTAGAGAATGGTAATCGTGAATACCCAAGTTCCTATTCTATTAACTAAACGGCGAGGTGTCAATGATAAAATTGCCCCCATAGTAAAAGCTCAGCGTATCCGCAAGTATAATAAAAACCAAAGGAGAACGGATGAGCAAGAAGCGAATGATGTCAAAGCAACAGCGGCTATACTACGAATCAGCGAACAAGGAAAAAGTAAGGCAAGAGTTGGCTGAGTTTGTTAAACAAGAAAAACAAATCGATAAAGCGGACATATACAAACCATATAACCCACACGAAAGCTCCTATTTTACATAGTTATGAATTTGAATGATGTGAAGAAGTTTAAATGTAATGATAAACAATTATATGAAAACACAACACTAACATCAAGTATCAATCTTTTACTAGATTTGCCTGATGTTGTATGTAGAAACCAAGGCACAAAATACGATTCTGCCTACGGTGAAGTTCTCACATCTGTTGGTAACGAATATTCTGATGTGACCACACTACCAGGTGCCGAGAAATTGGTACAATGGATCACCTCAAAAATTCAAGAAACAGTACCTAAAGGTAAAACATTTGAATATATTAAATCATGGGCTAATAAAATGTTCTATGGTAGCCAAGGTTTAGTTCATGCACATATACATCCAGATTTTAAAAATTACAAATCAGATTTTGTAGCCATATTTTATGTTCATATTCCTAAAGATGGTGGTCAATTAGTGTTTGTTGATGGTGGTGAGTTTAATAAAAGATATACTGAATACGATGAATCGAAAATACATATTATGCAATGTGAAACAGGTGACCTAGTTATACACCCACCCACAATACCTCATGCAGTTACATTACACAATAGCCACACACCTCGTTTATGTTTAGTGTTTGAGGGTCGATATGTCTAATTGTATTATATTATCTGGTGGGACTTGGAGTCCTACACAACAACCAAAAATAAAAAGACCCCTTGGTCCATATCGTCTGTGTTCCGAGTTAGAAGAACATGGTTACACAACTTTTGTTTTAGAATTTATAGAAGAATTTTCAACAGAAGAAATAATAAAAGTTTTATCAAATCATGTAGGAAAAGATACTCTTTGGTTTGGGTTTTCTTCTACTTTTTATTGGCCAGAAAAAAATATAAAAGACATGACGGGAAGAACGGAAAAAGATGATTTGGCTGAAATGTATTATACTGAGGATTATCAAAAGGTAGAAGATATTATCAATTTTGTTAAAAAAAACAGTAACGCTAAAATCTTATATGGAGGAGCAAAAAGTCCATATTTTTCATATAAAGAAACAGATAAAAACATAGATTATTATGTTACAGGAAATGCTGACAATTCAATTATTGATTTGACAAATTTTTTAGCAAATAAAACGGAAAAAATAAAATATATTAAAGATAAAATAATAGATTCATTTGGTTATCCTGAACCAGATATAAAAAATATTTCTACTCATTGGTGGAAACCACATTATAATATCTTAGAAAGAGAAGGTTTACCAATTGAGTTGGCTAGAGGCTGCATTTTTAAATGTAAATTCTGTGATTTCCCTTTAACAGGAAAAAAGAAAGGAACTTATCTTAGAGATCCTTTACAAATTAAAGATGAAATGATTAAGATATGGGAAACAAACAAAACAGATTCTTATTTATTTACAGATGATACATTTAATGATGATAATGATAAACTGGAAGCTCTACACAAAGTATTTACTGAGTTACCATTTAAATTAAAATTTGCAACATACCTTAGAGTTGATTTAATTAATAAATTTACTCACCAAGCCGATTTACTAACTGAAATGGGTATGATTGGAACTTTTTTTGGTTTAGAAACTTTGCAACCAGAATCAGCTCGTGCAATTGGTAAAGGATTACATCCAAATAAAGTAAAAGATAGACTGTATTGGCTGGCAGAAAAATGGAAAAATAAAGTCAATATTGAAAGTGGTTTTATAATTGGGTTACCTTATGACAATTTTTCTTACTTTAATGAATTGTTGGTTTGGACTCTTGAAGAAGATAATCCAATTCAATCTATTAGTTTTTATCCTTTGATGTTGTTTAACCATGACAAAAATAGTGGTCTGGAAAGATACAATTCGGAATTTAGTATAAATCCAGAGATATATGGTTATGAATTTAAAGATAATATTGTTATGTGGAATTTACCTAGTCAAAAATTAAACTATAAAACTTGTTTAGATTTGGCCAATAAATTTTCAGACCTAAGGAATCCTCTAAACAAAATTGCTGGTTTTCATATGATAACCTCGATGAACACTGGTGTTGAATTGAAAGACATTTATCATTTAACCCAACAGCAAATTGAAGAAAAATATGACATTCCAGGCATGAACCGAAACAAAATCAATGAGTATAAACGGTTATTGGACTTATATAAATAGTCAATATATTTGAAAAAAAAGAGATTAAAATGACACTACCTTCTTCCGGACAAATAACAATCGAAGATGTAAATACTGAAACTGGTCGTGGATCCGGTACACAAACGGGTATTGATTGGATTCGAGATAACACAAAAGATAATGCCACAGCACTAAATCAACTATATGACCGTGCCTACTATCAAAGAAATGTAGACGGTAATTGTAATAACGGAAACTGTACCAGCAACTGTAACTGCGGTAACATTCAATGTAATAACTGTGTAATTTCTGGTGCTATAAATTGCACCAACTGTGATTCACAATCTTGGTTACAAGGTAACTGTAACTGCGCCTGTACCTATAATTGCACAACATCAGAAACCTCATACAATTGTAACTGTGCTTGTGCTTGTGCCTGTTTTGTTTGTGCTTGTGCCTGCTGGTAATTATTTTATAATTTAAGGATTAATATGATATTTGAGATTTTAGCTGAAAAAATTGGTGGTGGTAAAGCCACTTTTTATTATGATAATGAATTTAACATTCTTAAAGATTCTAATGAAAATGTATTTGAATATCCAGAAGAAAAGAGAATGAAACAGGACAAACAACCTGTAGTGCCGTTTGATAAAAACAGCCCACTAAAAAAATCACCACAAATCAAACTGTTGAAAATACAGTTGGGTCTTTCGTGTAACTATTCTTGTGATTACTGTTCTCAGAAATTTGTTGAACGAGCACCAGAAACATCTAAAAAAGATATTGATGCCTTTTTGGCCAAATTAGACAATCTAGAGTTTTCTGAGGAAAAAGGTTTGAAGATTGAGTTTTGGGGTGGTGAACCATTTGTATATTGGAAAACATTGAAACCATTGGCAGAAGCATTGCGTGAACGATTCAGCCATTGGCAAAAAGAACCTGTATTCTCCGTGATTACCAACGGTTCTATTCTCACCAAAGAAATATGTGCATGGTTATATTACATGGGCTTTCAAGTGGCTATTTCACATGATGGTCCAGGCCAATCAGTTCGTGGTCCTGATCCTTTTGATGATCCAGACCAAAAGAAAATTATTCTTGACTTCTACAAAATTATGAACAAACAAAAAAGAATTAGTTTTAATTCTATGATGAATAATAAAAATAGAAGTCGTAAAGAAGTTCATGATTGGTTTATAAAACTTACTGGTGATCCAAATGTTCCTTTAGGTGAAGGAACAATTGTTGATGCCTATGATGAAGATGGCTTAGGTAATTCATTAGATTCTTATCAGGATCATTTTGAGTATCGTAAATTAGCTTTTAATGATATTCATTCGAATAATGGAAACATTGGCTTTGGTATGATTATATCTAAGATTGATGAATTCACCACCAATGTATTATCACATACTGAATCGAAGTATCTCGGTCAGAAGTGTGGTATGGATGATGTTGATGTCATGGCTGTTGATTTACGAGGTAATGTAATGACCTGCCAGAACGTAAGTCCCTTAGAAATTGCCAAAAACGGTGAGAGCCATTTCGGTGGTACACTAGATGATATTGAAAACATTACATTGAAATCAGCCACACACTGGATGAATCGTGCTGGTTGTGCAAGTTGTCCTGTTCTACATATCTGTAAAGGCTCTTGCATGTTCTTAGACGATAAGTATTGGGAAGTATCATGTAATAATGCTTATTCTGATGCTATTGCTTTATTTGCTTTATCATTTCAAAAAATGACAGGTTATGTGCCTGTATTGATTAAGAATGACAAGTTACCAAAGGATCGCCAAGATATTTGGGGTACCATGTTGCAACACGAAGAAAAAACAAAAAAGAAAATCATTCCCATCAAAGTAGTTTCTGAAGTGATTGGTAAGATTGATGATGTTGAGGTTTATGGGAAATCTAAAGTAGAGGCCTAAATGTCACCACAGTTACAAAAAGCATTAGAGATAGCCACTTCAATTAAAGAAGTTATTTCTGTTCAAGCAATTGAGCCACCACAAAATATATTAGACCAAATTCAAAATAAGAATAGTGTGTATTTGGATTTTGTGATACAAACCAAATCAGGTGAAATGCCTTTTGCAATTGTTGTGCCTAAAACATTAGTTGATAGTGTGGACGATTCTTTAAATATACCAATCAAAGAACTATTATCATGTGGCTGCACACAGGTTGAAGATGGTGTTGGTCATATGTGTGGTTACAGTATATTTGACAACATTGGTAAAATGACCTATTATGTCCGTGAATCTGACCAATACTTGGTCAAATTAATTGATGCTGAAGCACCTCCCGTTTTTGAACAAACAGAAAATCTAAAAAAACTGGTAACAAAACTTGAAGCGGTGACTGGTGTAAAAAGAATTGTAATTGAAGAAATTGTTGATGAAAGTTTAAAACAAAGCTTAGAAGCAGAACGACCAATAATTGTTAAAGCATATATCGATGTTAATGCTGATAAAATTATTGACCATTTTATTTCTTTTGCTGTAACAGAATTAGTTTATGATATTGAAACTAGTCATGAGTGGGCTGTGAATAATCTTATGGATATGATTGAAAAGAACAATGCACAATGAAAAAATAATATTTGGTACACCGATTTGGATTCATCAATTAGATATATCAAACAGTAAACTGGAAGAAGAAGGTCGACCATATAAATCTGGTAATTATTTTGACCTCAACACACCAGAAATCAACAAATTAAAATATACAGTAAAAGATTACTGTGACCAAATAGCTGAACAATATCGGTGGAATAAAAAAGCCACTTACATTGTTGGTCGGCAAAATCCAATATTTCCAGGAGAAAACGACACACCACATGGTCATCACCATGCTATGATGGTTGCTGTGTATTATTTGCATGTGCCAGAAAAATCAGGCGACATCATATTAAATGATCCTCGTGGCATGGTATTTTGGGTTGACCCTCAGGTAGTCAATGATGGTCCACATAAAAGTTGTAGGTCGTATCATCGCATTACACCTAAACCTGGAATGTTACTGATGTTTCCAAACTATCTAATACACTCAGTTGAAACCAATTTGAGTAATAAAATGAGGTTATCAATTATGATGGAGATTTATAATCTATGAATAAAGTGAGTTTGTTTGCAACACCGGTTTGGACTACCATGCTGGATAATTATGAAGAATTAAATCAATACTTATTATCGGTTGCACCTCAATATCAAATGGGCACGGATTATTTTGAGATTGCTCCAATGTTAAAAACAAAAGTGTTGCCATATATTGAAGCCGTTGCTGAAGAATGTAATTTATCAAAAGAATTTACGGTATCTGCTCGGCAAAACCCAATGATGCCTGGTAAAAATAACTCACCACATCACCATCCAGATTGTATGTTAGCGGTCGTTTATTACGTTAAGATACCACAGAATTCAGGTGATATACTATTACATGATCCACGAGGTTCAATTCTGTGGCAAGATCCACAAGCCAGAACCGATGTGAATTGGCAATCATATCGACCATACCATAAAATCACACCAATTCCAGGAATGCTTTTAATCGTTCCTGGTTATGTGGTACATTCCGTTGAAACTAATTTAAGTCAGGAGATGAGATTGTCAATAGCAATCTCTACACATTTTAAATGAAATTTGTTATCGTAGGCGGTGGCACCGCAGGTTGGTTAACAGCCTTATACATTAACAAACACTTTCCAAATGATAGTGTAAATGTAGTGGCAAGTTCAGAGATTGGTATTCTTGGTGCAGGTGAAGGTACCACACCACCCTTTGTGGATTTTCTAAAAGAGGTTGCCATTGATGAAAAAGAATTGTATAATAACTGTAAATCTACAATAAAAACTGGTATTAAGTTTACAAATTGGAATGGCACAGGTGATGAATACTATCATAATTTCTCATCAGGCCTTCACGCATTACATTTTGATGCCAGTTTGTTGGCCAAATATTTTCAAAGTGTAGCAACATCACGGGGTGTTAATTTAATTGATGATGAAGTAATTGGTGTTCAATTTGAAGAAAACCAAGATATAGAAAGTTTATCGTTAAAATCAGGTAAACAAATTGAGGTCGATTTTCTATTTGATTGTTCTGGATTTAGAAGAATGTTTATTGGTGGCTATTACGATTCTAAATGGACAGAATATTCGATGCCATGTAAGAGAGCTATACCATTCTTTTTACCAAATGATGGTGTGAATCTACCTGAATATACCGAATCGATTGCAATGAAGTATGGTTGGATTTGGAAGATTCCTGTGCAAGGTCGATATGGTTGTGGTTATGTGTTTGATTCAAGCATGACAACTGATGAAGAAGCTGCAAATGAAATAAGAGAATATCTTGGCCATGATTTTAAATCACCAAAGACATTTAACTTTAGTGCAGGTGCATATGATAAATGTTGGATAAACAACTGTATGGCGGTTGGATTATCTTCTGGATTTATTGAACCGTTAGAAGCCACTTCTATTTGGGTTCAAATATTGGCACTAAGAATATTTGTTCAATCATTCAATATGCCAAATGGTAGAGAAAAGGTGAATAATGATGTTAAAGAGATTAATGAAGATGTTCTGTCCTTTTTGTATTATCATTACATGAGTAAAAGAGAAGATACGGATTTTTGGAAAAAGTTTACAACCAACAATGTAATGCCGAATAAATTAAAGAATGTTTTAAAATCAAAAGATATTATTGATAATTTGAAACAATACAATTTTAATATGTTTAATGAAAATAGCTGGCAAGCCATTAAAAATGGAATAAATTATGTTTAATTACTGCCCACCAAAACAATTACAAGACCTACAATCAGAAACATTTCCTGATGGCCGTAGATTCTATAAACTGCCTGATGGTACAAAATTGCCATCAGTGACCACAGTAATTGGCGCTCAAAAGAAACATATATTTCAAGCATGGCGTAATAAAGTTGGTGATGATGTTGCCAATGCCATTACAAAGAAAGCAACCTCTCGTGGCACCAATGTGCATACACTATGTGAGAAATATTTAAACAATGAAGAATTAGGTAATATAATGCCTGATGCACATGAGATGTTTTTATCAATCAAACCACACCTCAATCGTATTAACAATATTCATTACCAAGAGCAGGCACTATGGTCAACACAATTAAATATGGCCGGCCGTGTAGACTGTATTGCCGAATTTGATGGTGTGCTTTCGATAATTGATTTTAAAACATCCAAAAAGGTAAAGAGCCACGAAGATATTGAAGATTACTTCTGGCAAACAACCGCCTATGCGTTGATGTATGAGGAGTTGATAGGTGAACCTATCCATGACCTAGTAATCGTCATGGCCGTTGAGGACAACCATCCAATCGTGTTCAAACAAAAGACGGAAGACCATATTACAGGACTAGTGAATGCCATTTCATATTACGAAAAAAGTGGTAAACATTAAGTATAGGGCTTGCCTATATAAGTATAAACACTTATAATAGGACACTATGAACAAATATTGGAAAAAACTCTGCACTCCCGAGCAGAACGAAAGACAAATGGGAGCATTAAAAATATTGGCTGGTGGTTTAACATTACTTTTTGTAATTTGGTTCTTAGGGAGTTACCTATAATGCCAGATAAGAATTGTGTTAATGAACACCGTGTTAAAAGGATGAACATATACTTTACCATTGTTGCGGTATCATTTTTAGCAATATTGGTATTTCTAAATTCGTAGAAGTTGTTAAAAAGTTGTTGTGGACGCCGGTGCAAATCCGGCCACCTCCACCAGAAGTATGTCTGACGAACCGTTCTGGTAGCAAACTCGTAAGAGGCAGAATACTTCTGATGGGGGTGTTACAGATTCGACATGGCAATTAGTATAACAATGGAGAATCGTCAATGCGAAAGACGATAGGGTTGAGGATACTCGGCCGAAGAAGCAAACTATTAAATGCAAACGAAAGCGTTTATAAAATTGCTGCCTAAACGGTAAGCGGAGTTTCGCCAGGTGAACTTAGCAACAGAATCACCTGGTTGTTTTATAAATAGTAATACTAGGCAACACACATTAATGCTTAGTAACACACAAACACACACAAAAGGAGAAGTAAAATGAGTATGACACCATATGAGATACGGCTAGAACTCTTAAAAATGGCCAAAGATATGCTAACTGATGATTATCACACAAAACGTGATGCTCTACAACAGCAATGGCATACACAGGTAGATGCAGCAAAAATTGCTGGCACAACATCACCTGACTATCCTGCCTTACCGGCATTTCCCACAGAAGATGAAATTGTAAAGAAAGCGGAAGCTCTCAATCAATTTGTTTCTCAAACCACTCCACAACCTGAAGTAAAAATAAAATCGAAATCGAATTCGTAATTGGAGACCAAGGCGGCCAGAAGTTTGGCTGCCGTAATCAATAAGGAAGAAAAATGTATTTCAACCGTAAAGTAACTAATCAACTGTTAATTGCACTCTCTGTATTTCTCATTGCAATTAACCTCCTCATTCCTGTTGCCAAGGCACAAGTGATTAACTTCACTAAGAATAGTGTTGGCAACCATTTCAGTAACGAGGTACAATGCCTTGCTGAAAACATTTACTATGAATCTGCCAGTGAATCATTTGAAGGTAAACTAGCCGTAGCACAAGTCACACTCAATCGTGTAAACTCTGGCAAATTTCCAAGTACCGTTTGCGGTGTAGTCAAACAAAAAGATATTATCAATGGCGTGATGGTATGCCAATTCTCATGGTTCTGTAGCCAAGCATATAACATGGCTCGCAACAAATATCAATGGGAAGAATCGGTATTAGTAGCAAAGAAAGCCTTGACATCTGAGGTTGCTCATGATACACTACACAGAGAGAAGGCAATGTATTATCATGCCAACTATGTAAAACCAAATTGGAATCTACCAAAGATTACACAGATTGGCGCCCATATTTTTTATAAAGAACGAAACAGACTATAATATGCCAACCAAAGGTGAGATTAAAGAATTTAGTTTAATGATAGAAGAACTGGCAACCAAACTTAAATGTAATCGTATGGATGCCATTCTTCACCATTGTAAAGAAACAGGATTAGAAATTGAAGTGGCTTCTACTTTGATTTCTTCCGCACTCAAAGCAAAGATTAAAGAAGAAGCACAAGAATTAAATTTGATTAAGAAAAGTTCCAAACTACCTTTATAATGATTGAAAATTCAGGTTTTGCCGCTTTCGCAATG